ATGGCAGTAAAAGCATCAAAAGAGGAATACAAATACGAGTTTAGACTACCCCGTTTGAATGACTACAACGGGGATGTTTCTAAGCCTTGGTTGATAACTTTCTATATCTGGAATATTGATTTAGCGAAGCTTGAAAGGAAACGTTTGACTCCTAAAGGAACTACAGCACAAGAGCGTTATAAGGATTCTAAAAACCTTATTAAAGAGATAAGTACCTGGTTGAAGAATGGAGCCTATACCGTTGATAAGAAAAAGAAGGTTTTACCCGTAAGCCCTCAGGCTGAAGAAAAGAAAAGTACTGTCTTTGATTATGTTTCTTTGTTTCTCAAGTTTACACAAAATACCAAAAAGCGAAATACTCTACGGACTTATAAATCACATCTTAAACGCTACACTAATTTTCTGATTAAGTACTATCCAAATTTTAGAGAGGTTACGGAGTTTTCTGGTCAAATGGCTTTTGAGTTTTTCGACCACCTTCTGAAGACAAGGAGAGAGGGAGGTTTGGAGCTCTCGAATAAGACCACCAAGACTAGCATTGGAACGATGAGTATCTTCTTTAATTTTTTGATGCGTCGGAAAATTGTAAAAGAGAATCCCTTTACTGAAATGGAAAGTTTGCCTATAGAAATTGGAAAACGAGTGGCTTTTTCAGATACTGATAGAGCATTAATTAAAACATATCTTACAGAAACTAATCCAAATCCGCAACTATGGTTATACTTGGCCATTATGTATTATACTTTCCTTCGCCCTGGGGAAGAGGTTCGTAATTTGAAAATTGGAGATATTGGAGAGCACTATATTAGAGTACGTTCTGATGACGCCAAAAATAGAAAAACTCAATATGTTCAGATATCGAGAGGACTTGAAGAATTGATACAGGAATACAAACTCCGAGATTATGATCCAGAGCTTTACATTTTTACTTTACAAGGTCGTCCGGGGTTGAAGTGTCCAGGGGATAGATGGTTTTATCTTCAGCATGCGAAAGTACTTGATGCACTGAATTTGAAGAATAAAAATTACTCTCAATACTCGTGGAAAGATACTGGTGTAATTGCGCTCTATCGGGCTACCAAGGATATTAAACTGATTCAAAGAATGTGCCGTCATAGCTCACTTGAGCAAACTGATAAGTACTTGAAAAGCCTGGGAATGTTCCTTGAATCTGAGATTTTGGAATCATTCCCAGTACTATAGGATTACTTGAACTTACTAGCAATAACTGCCAAAGAGCTAAGGTTGGCGGTTCGGTCTGCTGTTTTGGCGGTGTTTGAATTGATACTATTCAAAAGACGATTCATGTCACCTCGCATTCCTCTAAGCTCGGACAAAATCTCTCTTTCGGTTAGATTACTATCCTTGAGTTCTTGTACCGTGTTGGTAACCCCTGAAGCTATTTCCTTTTGAAGCTTGGTATTTTCGGCAATGGCCTGTTCTTGAGCAGTGGTATCGCCCATGCCATTGTTTGCCGCTGGGCTATTGCCGTCCCCTGCAGTAGTATTTGCTTCGGCTTGAACTGCATCACTTTGCTGTTTTTCCTCTTGTTGTTGTCTTTCTGCTTCTCGTTTTTCTCGAATACGGTCTTGTACACTTTCATCAAGTGTACCACCGTTGTCGAACATCAAACCACCATCTCGGTAAATAGGTGCACCGTTCCGGTGTAGAGAGCTGTGTAAAAGCTTATCTACTACAGGCCTGTTGTTTTGGTAGGTATTCCTCGACAAAATCATGATAGGTTCACCACCCTCCATTTCTCCAATTTCATGGCCAGTAGTACGGTCGATTAGTTGGATACCTGCATCCCCATATTTGTTTCCATGTCTAGAGCCTTGTGGTACACCAGCGTTTTTGATGACTGCCCCTTTTTGGGCAAAAGTTCTGGAGCTGATAGATGCCACTTGTACTGCTGTCATTACACCAGCTGCTGCCGCTGCAATGAGACCAAAAGGCCACCCAAACATCGCTAAGGATTTTACCACTGCCAAAGCGCCATTAATCAGTGCCTGGGCAATATCCATTTTCTTTTGCTTTTCGAAGGCCTCTTTTCTTAGCTGTTGTTCTTTGGCAGCATATTGTTTGTTAAGTTCGTCGGTTTTAGACTCGTACTCATCTTTACTGATGAGTCCTTTACTGTACTTTTCCTCCCAAGCTTTAAGCTGAGTTTCCTTTTCTTTGTTGAGGTTATTTACATCTTGTTGTAGGCGCAAATCACTGAGTTTTTTCAAAAAGTCAAAACCCATATTGGCATATTCTCCAACCTTATCGGTATGACTAATAAAATTTTTGGTTCTAGCATCTAGGTTTTTGGTATCAGCTCCAAGTTTGGCGGTGAGTCCATCGATAAAACCATTATAATCGCCATCCATTAAGGCTTTGAGACCTGCATAAAACTTTTTGTGATTTTCTTCTCTTAGTTTGTTGTGGTCTTCCTGCTCCTTGGTTTTTACTTGTTGATAGTTAGCGATTGCAAGCGAACTTTCAGCCAAATACTTTTGATCGAGACTCATTTGGTCAGCTCGGTACCTTCTATGAATTTCAGTAGTGTCTCGTCCAGAGGCTGCCGCTTTGGCTACTTCAGATTCATACGCTTCCTGAAGGGTTCGTTTTTCGGCTTGTAATTCAGCATCAAGTTTAGCCAAGGTTTCTCGCTTTTCGATATCGAGGCGCTGAAGCTTTAACCTTTGAATTTCGTTTTGATTATTTCGAGCCGTTAGTAATTCAAACTCATTAATGGCTTTTTCAGCATCGAATGAGTTCTTTATTTTGGCTTGACGTTTAGTATCTTGGTCTTTGGCGATTTCGCTAGCTGCCTTTTTCTCATCGGCTACTTTTTCGTTTCGAGCTTTGGTTTCTAGTGCATCAATATCACGAATGAGTTTATCGTTAAGGGCTTTTTCCCATGCAGCTTTGGTAGTTTGGCTAGCCTTGGATTGGGCAATTTGCGCCAATTCTTGTTGGTGTTTAAACTTGAGCTGGGCAACTTCCCTGGTATTTTCGTCTTTGATACGCTCAATATCCATCTTTTTGATTTCATTGAGCGCTTGATTTTCTTCTTTTAATTGGTCCTCACGTTCTTTTTGTGCTTTTTCTTTGGCACGTTTTATTTCCTCCTGACGATGTTTAGCCGCTGCTATTTCCTTTTTAGAAAGGGTTTCTTTATGCTCCGAAACGTCATTTTCGGCAATGGCTTTTGTAGTCTTTTTGGAAGCGTCGGCGGTATTATTAAGATGCTTTTGATGTTCACTTTCTTGGGCTTTTCTACCTTCGTTCATCTTTTCTGCATAGCCTTGAGAAAATGCAGTGCCAATTTTATTACCAGCTTGTTTGAATATATCTGGAGTAATAGCAGATAATAGTCCTGTAAATATTCCAACTGCTTTTTGCGCTAGAGCTATAAAACTATTGATTGGAGCAGTTAGAGCAACAATTCCAGTTTTTAGGTATCCCAGCACAGTGCTAACAATTGCCCAGCCTGTATTTAGAATGGACATCATTTTTTCTACTCCCGTACTTATTACGCCTACAGCTCCTTGAATCAGGGTTGATTCTTGGATAAATGACGTGATTTTAGTGGTGAGCTTTTGTACATAATCAACCCCTACTTTGATACTTTCCCATAAACCATTTATTACAGCTCGCAAAGATTCAGAGTTTTTGTACCAGGTAACTAGACCACCAACTAGTAAGGCGATACCTGCTACTACTGCTCCGATGGGATTGGCTGTAAGTGCTGTATTTAACAACCATTGAGCGGATGTGCTTGCAGTTTTGGCAATTGTAGCCGCTTTTTCACCTGCCGCATGAGCTAAACTTGAGGCCGTTGCTACAATTAAATGCCCATTGAAAGCCAATATTGCCGCCCCAAGGGCAATGAACATATCCTTATTTTCACGAACGAATGAGGGTACAGCCCTTATGGTATTTATAAAAGTGATAAAGCCTGCAGTTACCTTTACTAAAATAGGTTCAAGACCTGATCCAATTTCTGTTTTAAGTGTTGAAACTGTTGAACTTGCTTGCTTTGTTTGAAAATCAAGGGTATTTGTATTTTTAGCGGCTTGAGAATAAGCCTCAGAAGTACCAGTAAGTTTCTTGGTTAATTCAGTGATTTCTTTACCATGTGTAATGATATGTTGTGCAGCCACTACGTTTTCTTTACCGAAAAGCTTGGCAATTTCAGCCGTTGAAAGTTGCTTATTACCTAAATTTTCAATGGCTTTGTCCAGACCTACCACCTGTGGATTGGTTTCTTTAGCACCTGCGGATAGGGTTAGCAAAACATTCTTTAGCTGATTACCAGCTTCGCCACCTTTTAAGGCAATCGTACTGAGGGATTGTAAAATGGCATTGGTTTGCTCAAAACTAACCTTGGAAGCAGAGGCCACAGTACCTGAATTTTTGAGGGCGGCTGCCATTTCGTTGATTTCGGCTGAGCCTTCTTTGGCACCTGCTGCCATTACGTTAATGAAGCGACTGGCTGAGCTGGCTGGTTCTCCAAACTGGTTTAAGCTACTGGCAAGGGCATCGGTTGCAGGACCTAGCTCCATTTTACTTGCTTGAGCTAATTTGATGGCCTCGTTGGTTGTAGAGGCAAGTAGTTCTTTTTGGTCGAGCAATTCGGGTTTAGCAGAAGCCATCATTTTGTAAGCTTCTAACATTTCGTTTCCCATCATGCCAAACTCTGGTGCTGTTTGTTTAGCTGTATCGGTAAGATATTTGAGATCGTCACCTGTTGCTCCAGTAACGGCAGATAAATCAGCCGCTGCACTTTGGAAAACCTTAAATTCTCTAACACTGTCTGATACGAAATCATAAACGGCTTTTCCTGCTTCAAAAACTGAAACAACCGAAAAGGCACGAGTAAAATCTTCTTTGAATTGTTCCCAAATACCTTTTTGCTTTTCGGGTTCTTCGCCAAGGCTTCGCATATCGTCTCGTACACCTTGTAAAATGGGATTGATTTCAGATAGCCTTTGAGCCGCAGCATTATATTCGTCAGAGCCGACAACACTATCCTTCATGACTTTCACCATGTCGCGCTGAAGGTCAGTGAGTTGTTTAACGGTTAGCTCGCTAAGGTCCATTTGGTGACGAGCTGTTTCGACAGCACTAGCCAGCTCACGGACAACAGCCTTTTGGTCAGCCCATTCTTTGGTTCCTTTTTCAAGGCCAGCAAGTTTGTCTTTGGCTTCTACGAGTTGAGCTTCTATTTGGGAGAGTTCGCTAAGGAAGGGGCGCCCATCAAGGCGAAAAACTACGGTGCTTTCTTCTACAAGATTCATTGGTATAGAATAGTTTGATTATTCTATACCAAGGTAAGGGGGGGGTATTTGGGTTGGTAGGATAAAATTAATCGTACTTTACAGGACTACGGATAATTCGTTTAAAGTCTTCGAATGATTCATATCGTGTGTCAAATTGTATTTTATATAAATTATTACTGAGATATTCGAGTTTATTTAAGTTAAGCATCGCAAATTTTAATGGAAAGTACCATACTTTTCTAAAATCTTTGTTGTAGTATTTGATAAAGAAAACAAAGTTGACATGAATACTTTCGTAAATAACATAGATTACGAGTAAGTAAATAAAAGGAGATACACCAAGAATAATTATAAAAGGAAGCACTAGGGTTTTTAAGTTACTTAGCGTGAAAAAATCACCATATTTAATTGATAGAGCAATGATGTAAATACCAAGTACAAATCCGATTAATGATAATATTTTTTCTAATCTCACACTGGTTTGGTGAAATTCACCAAACTTTCTTTTAACTATCTCGTGTAATAGTACGAGACTTGTGATGAAAGGAAGGAGTAATAATTCAATCCCAAGGCTAAATGTATAAGTAGAAAGATACAATTCAAATATCGCAACCAATTTAATATCTTCAAGGATTTTATGCTTTATATCTTCAATTGATTTAATATTATTTACATCAAGAAATAAAGTGAATCCAGCACCTATAAACCAATATACAGTGTCCTTTAATAATGAATAATTCCAGAAACCTGTTTTAAATAGAAAAAGAATTAATGCTAAATAATAAAGCATAAATAATAGTAAAAACCCTACTAAAGGCGTAAATGCTTTCCAAACTGAGATTATAATTTCCGGTGTTTTAAAATAGGTGAATATCAAAAATGCTCCACCAATAATTAAAGTCCAAACTAGTAGAGAAATATCTCTATTGCTGTATGATTCAATAAATTGTTCCATTTTTCATCTTTGTATTCATAAAGTTAGGACTTTACTCATTTGCTTCAAAATGATTTCCGCAATAGCTCCCTGCATCCTTCTCCAAACATCCCTCACAAACATCGACCTTCTTCTAATGAATTAATCAATAATTTGAAAATTTATTCATTCTTAAGGAACTTTTTTGTGTAAAAATTTGGTTTTTAAAATATAATCATTATTAAATCATTTCAACATGAATCAAACTATTACAAGTTGTTATTGCAACACATGCGGACGAATTGAGTCCCCACTTACATTTCAAGTTTTAGAAGAAATGACTTTTAGCAACATCACCAAAAATAATAAGCATATAAATGGTGATGTGAATTCGGCATATAACTCCATTTTTTATTATCCATGTGATATATATGTATATCAGAAATTGGCTATCACATATGGAATACTAGAGGTTCAAAAGAAACCTAATGGAATATATTACTACAATGCTCTATTACCTCTCGACCAAACTGTAGGTTTCGTTGAAAAATTTGGACAGAGGGTCTCTACAACGGATGTTCAAGATTTAGTAAAGTTTACTTCTTTAACAGATAGATACAAAGCACATGGATATGTTTCAGGTTCTCAGGGAACTAGGAACTCATTCTGTCTTCAGTGCAGAATGTCATTAAATTTTTCTATACCTATTCTTTAAATCTATGCTTATTAAATTTTATGTCATTTCCATTTTCTTTGCAATCTCTGAGGTAATTAACTCCGCAATTGAGCTCTGCATCCTTCTTCTAACATCCCTTACAAACATTGACCTTCCTTTGTTGTACCAGCCGTCGCCACGACGTCTTACTGTTCCTCGGTTTACACGATTGTATGCCATTGCATAGGCTAGGCGGTTGATAGCTACGCTTGTGATAGGCATTCGTTTGGCGCCGTAGTACCCAGGTATTCCATTAAAATCTGATAAGCCTTTAAAAGCGATAAACTTTTTTAACCCTTCAATAAGCGCTCCTTCAGGGTCGGGTTTGCCCCCTCTGAACTGCATAGTTTTTAGATCCAAAAATCTTCCGTAATGATGGAAACTGATTTTTACCTCAGCGTACAGCTCACTTGCCACAACAATAACCGATTTTTTGAACTGTTCGTGTAGCTCATTGGTAAGCACTAATCCTCGTTCTTTGATAAACCGTTGGAAATACAAGACGGCAGCATCTTGTATTTCGTTTAGCTCTGTTTCGAAAAGTTTTTCTAATTCTTCCATCAATAAACACGGTAAGCAGTGCCAATACAGCCTTGAGAGAGGTTGTGTAAAGGACACTCGATTTGGTCAAATAAATAATTTACTCCGTTGATATGGACCTTTTGGTCGGGTGTCCACTGTGCCAAATCACTTTCGGTTATGTACAAGGTTACTGGAGGTATGATAAAGGTGTTTTGATTGAGCCATTCTTCTTCCTGATAATAGCGATTGAATAGCCCATTAGTAGTATTCCAAAAAAGCTCAAGAGAATTGGTTTCTGCTTTTGCCAGGGGAATCCCGTTTTGTAATCCACTCCATTGTAAAATCCTTGGACTAAATGTTTTGTCGTTTTGCCCTACAGTGATGCCTTGCTGGAGGGTATAAGGGAGACCGTTAACCGTAGGGAGGGTACTCCAAACGGTTTCGATTTTGGTAATATCCTCGTTGGCTCCTGTACTTAGGTAGCTTTCAAGAGGCATAAGTTTTGTGACTCCATCGTTTGAATCCTCGGTAAACAGTAACTCCAAACCAGATGATCCAAATGGAATTTTACCTTTGATGGGGCTTGCCTTTTTGCTCCAGTCCAAAGTACATTCAGATTGATAAATACTTTTTCGGGTTTTGAACTGGAGCGTACGATTAGGTACATCAAAGAACAGCGCCGAATTGGTGAGCTTGGCAAACTCCAATAAGAATTGCCCTACTGTTAAATCAGGTAAATGATTTTGCGGTAAAATCGCTCCTAAAGAATCCAAGCTTTGCGTATTGTAGATAATCCAATGGTTGATTTCGGGTGTATCGAAACTAAAAATAAAGCCAGTAAGTGAGGCTATTTGTTCAAGAATATACCTGACAAAAAACATGGGTACTTTTGGCCCGGTGGTATAGCCATTGCTATAGTCATTGATTTTTCCGTTGAACCCTTCAGGGGGATTTTGGTAAAATTCGGGTGACCAAATGCAGGGAAATACAAAACCACCATTTTGATAGGTATTGGTTAGGGTATTGTTGTAATTGGTCGGTAAAGCAATGCTTCCAAAGTCGATACTTCTTAAACTTTTGGTTCTGATATTGCCAAAAGCATCTGCAAGCCCAGAAGTGTAAGCCAGTCGATAATTATCAATCGCTTCTATCGGTAACACATAGCCACGAGTAAGCATATTGGTATTTACATATTGCTCACAGTACATTCGTTGGATAGCCGTTGCTGACTGTGGATGCCTAAAATACCCCAAAATCCTATCGTTTTGTAAGGTAAAAGGTAGGTTGATTTCCTCGGCATAATCTCCAATAATTTCATCTCGCTGAAACACCGGACTTTTTCGCACAAGGTTGATGGCTGTATCTGGAGAAACGTCTACCGTTTGTCCAGCAATTTTTATGAGTAGTTTCATAGGGTTTCGAACAAGACAAAAACTTTCGCTTGAGAGGGAATAGCCACTGAAATTTGATAGATATATGCACCTTCACCTGCTTGGAATTCAGCTGGAGTAATAGTTTTGGTCGCCAAAGACGTTCCGTTTGCATATATCTTCACTCTTACCGATTTATCCCAGCCATAAATAGTCAACATATAAGACTCACCACACGGGAGTAAAATATCATTTTTACCCACAGGATACACCTTGGAATTTGGATTGGTATTGTTCTGAATCGCCCAGTGGTTACCAAATACCAAATCAGCATTATTGCCCGAAGCTGCACCAAGTCCACCGTTAATTTGACAGTTCATGGTACTAGGTTTGGTTACATAGCGGTAATTGAACTGATTGACTGGTGGTTGTGGATTCATGGTATAAAATTCTGGCGCCGCAAGACACGAAGCATATAGATTAGCGTATTCCTGAGTATTGAGAAATGCCCATCTTGCTTTGGCTCGGTTGTCTGCTTCTTCTTGAGACTGTCCGCCAAAGGTATTAGCTGGTACAGTTATGGTGGCGTAATCGCCGTAACTGTTGATACAATTGTTACGGGTATAAGTGCCTTTTTGAGCAATTACAGTGTTTTTAAAGGGAGCATTGCCAGCGCTACAAGCCGAAGAAAGGGCAGGAGCAAAGTACCCTTCAGTGCCTGGGAAATTATCTTTTGGAGGCACACCTTTTACCTTTTCGCCCGTGTCTTTATACGCCAAAACCAATTGTGAGGCTGCCTGAAAGCCTGTAGTCAGACCCGTTTCGGGGTCATAGATACAATACGGATTTGACGGAATCCATACCAGCTCACGGGTAGTTTGTTGGGGAGCTGTAGGTAAGTCCGAAAAAGCATTCTCGGTTTTGGCAAATTCAAATTCAAAAGTACGTCCTGCCAAATCCTCATTATCTTGGGTATAATCATAAGCATCGCTATTAAGTGTAACAGGAATAAAGCCATCGTTTGACACCAAATAGATTTCTTTGGCAAACATTAGCTCGTTAAGATAGGCGGTTTGGTCGCCATCAAAATAGCCAGTATTTAGATTGAGTACTTTTTTGCCCGTGATTTCAGTTACAAATACCTCAGCACTCGAAGCCTGATAATTGCTTTCGAGTACTTTTTCGCCCTTGGTACGGTTGACCTTGAGGCTCCCTAGTCCCGTTCCAGTGGTTCGGATAGTATCATAACCTCCTAAAGAATTAACAAAAATGACATACCTCGTATTAGGAAAATACTGGGTTTCGAGGGTATAAGTTCGTATTTCTGTCAAGCGCTGGTTGACATCATTGCTTAACCATACTTGATAATCCACTACTTTTTTGGTGTCAGTTTCGAGCAAATCAAGCCCCAAGGTTACAAATCCCACAGGGATACAGTAAACGGTGTATTGTGTAGGATTTACCAAAAATTGAGGTGTGAGAACGGTAGTGCTGCCATCCGAAAAAGTGACCTCTACCCGAACATTGACTTTACTGGGTTTTGGGAGCAGATTACAAAGCCAGTATAAGAATTCCGGTTGTTCTCGGTCGATAGTTTTTTCCCTGGGATGAAATGTTAAAAAGGGTTTATTTTGGTCAAAATAGTTGGTGAAAAAATTATCTTTCCAACCAGGGTATTGATCGGCGCTTAAACCTGCTTTGATGGCAAAAAGCGTATCTGAAGTAGAAACAGTACCCAGTACCCCAGTATTATTTTTGATAGCGCTTTTGACTTTAAAAGGTATCGTCATTGAGGCGCAAACCATGATTTGGTTTTGGTTGTATTTGGGTGGGCAATAAGACAATAACCCATCCAAAATAGAATCAATCTCAAAATCAGTCCCATAATAAAAAGGCGCACCCGACAAAATTTGCATGGGGCGTTCGCTTGCCACACGCTCAGCAAGCTTGACAAATTCGGCAGATTGGTAAGCCTTTGGGGTATGAATTTCGATATAGGTCAGTAAACCAGCTCTCAGGGTCACCAATGGGTCGAAGGCATCCACATGATAGGTAAGCTTATTTCTGCTAAAGCATAAAGGCAGGTGACTGATTCCAGTAGCAAGTGAATCCATATTAGTTACAATTACAATGATTAAAAATCTTGTCGATGTTGTAGGTAAAAATGATTTCGTTACGCCAGCCCATCGCGTTGGAGTTGGTGATTTTAGAAACCTGATGCAGTTTGTTTTCTATGATTCCACACTCAAACCATTCCGAATTTTCTACAATAGCTTCTTGCTCCTTGAGTTTCGAAAAGAAACGAATGCTTGCATCGAGCGTTTCGCTCCAAATAGCATCTTGTTCTACGGGGTCGTTGGAGTTTGGTTTCATGAGCACAGTTACACCCAGAACAAAGGAAATATTCATGATATCGTATTCGATAGGTTGCAATACTCCTTCTGAAGTATCCAAAAAGAGACAGGCGCCTTCCTTGTAATTGCTGGTGTAATACTTCTGAATACGCTCAATGATAAATTCGGCTGAGCCTACATGACGAAAATCCACTATGCCAGTAGTGGATTTTGCTTGAGCCTCTAAAAAGGCTAACATTTGGGAAAAGTTTGATATCATGATTTGAGTCTTTGGGCTTCCATTAAACGTTCTTGTTCTTTTACCTCAAGGGTATCATCAAGGCATTTGGTCCATACGAGGTGTACATTTTGGTGACAAACCGCCTCGAAATTGCCAAAAGTACCTTTTTCGGCTACTGACATGAGCATGGTAACCCATCCCATCCCGTTTTCGTAGCGAGGCGCACGCCCATCGTCACCCATCATATTGGCATAGGATTCTAAAAACAGGGTATTTTGAGATTCGAAATATTGGAGTAAAGCGATTTTGATTCCGATATCAAGGCTTTTAAATTCCTTAGCACGAGCTTTTACCCGTTGACCGTTGTATGGTTCTCTGATATCGCCGTCCCAGTCCTTGGATTGTTGGAACTCGTGGAGATCGTTACGAGCAGGACGGCACAAGGTTGCCAGTAATTCGTCGAGCGCATCGAGATTAGGTTCATCAGGATTGGCAAAAGCTAAATACTGCATATTTGCCCAAGCAACGTCCACCGCATCAGAATTAGCAAAGCTTTCTTCAAAAACAAAGTAGGTAATTCCCTGGTGTTTGAATTCGGCAAAAGGTCTTTCTACTATCTTTTGCTCAAAAGCAAAACGAGCAATTTTTACCAAAGCTTGGTATTGCTGGATTTCCAAGGTTAGTTCGTTCCAAAACTGTGGACTACAACCCAAGAGGATAAAAACAGCATATTCCTGTTCCGTTTCTGAGATGTCTTCTATTTTCCAGTGAATCAATGGAGAGAGTTTGGCGATTTGCTCAAGAGAACATTCCTCCCAGCGTTCGGGCATATCAAATTCCCATGCGTTGAATTGAACCTTTACCATAAACCTACAATTTTGAGAACTATTACCGCTCGATATGCCCAAATCTCTATGGTTTTTAAGACCGCTTTGGTTTTGGACTTATTGAGGGCTTGTTGTTGAAGGATATCCACATTAACTCTTTCGGCTATTTCAACTTTCTGGTAGCTAATGATGGTGTCTTTTAGGGCAATAACCGAATCTCGAATAAGTACTTGTTTCTTGAGGAAATCAGCCTCCATTTTGGCTTTGAGGGCATCTTTGGCACCTTGTTCGGTCAAGACATAATACCCTTTTGGAAGGAGCTGACGAAGACTATCGGTAGTTGTACGCTGAGTCGATTGCGCTTTGCAGGTTGTCGCCAGACATCCTATCAATAAAATCACTTTTACGCTTAAATTGAGCTTCATCGTTTTGCTTTGTCTTTGATAAATCTTCGAGTTTCTTTTCGGCTGAAGTAGCCTTTTGGTGCGCCTGCTCTGCTTGATTGCGGTGCTGTTTGGCTGTTTGCTGTAAGGTCTGAACTTGAGTCGTTTTCACACGTTGCCATCTGTTTAGGATGATTATCAATAGGATAATCGTTGCCAAAATGAACAGCTTGTATTTGATAGCCCAGTTTTTTACAGAGTTCCCAAAGCCAAACAGCCTCGCTGTCGTTTGGGAGATCCACAGTGATTCGAGCCATTTCATCTCAAATACCCCTTTTCGGCTTTTTCTGTGGTGGCATCCACAATGGCTTTGGTAGTGTAGTCCACCGTGAGCTGTGAAACCAAGGCAGTGAGTAAACCGCTAATCCAAACGGATTTGTCACCCGCTAAAAGTAACCAGTCAGGAAGCTCCATTTGCGCCTGAAGTTGGGCGATACTCGCACCGATTGCAGCCAATACCAGGGAAATGTTTCGGATGGTTTTGAAAATGGACGGGGTAGGAGAAGTAAGTCTCTCGATAACACCCAAATTTTGATTGAGCATACAAGCAATAGGATTAAAAGATGGAACAGTTTGAGCCCTAACGCCTAGCTATCCGCTTGCGGTTGAGTATGGCATCGTTTTGCTCAATGAGTTTACTCATTTCATAGTTTTGCTCCGAAATACGCTTGGCCAACAAACGGTTCTCGATAATCACCGTTTTGTATGCTGCCACGCAGGTATCGCAAAGCCCTTCAGAATGAGAATCGATACTGTCGATAGTCTTACGAATCGTAGCGATTTGGGTAATTTTTTGGACAGAATCTTTGTGAGGATTAGTGCTTTTTACGGTATCATTTAACGAACCGAAAAAGGTAAAAGCGCAAAAAATAAAGGCGCTAAAGAGCAATGTAATTTTCATCGGTATGAGCGTTTTTTAGTGTAGAAATTCGGTTTAACCAGCCTTTTAAAAACTTTCGTTGAGTACCTACCCCTATCTTTTTGTAATAATTGGATCGATACTGGTAAATGAACTTATAAAGCTTTGAAGGATTAGCCTTGTTGATGGCTTCGAGGGTTTTGGTTCCAATGATACCGTCTGCCTTTAAACCAAGATGTTTTTGGATAGTCTTGACATGTACATGGTTTCGACCAGTCCCGCAGTTGATTATCATATCGCCTATGATTTCGGCTATTCCTTGGTTATGGACTTCACTTAGCCGATGGAATTCCCAGTATCTAGTAAGATAAATTGGCTTGACATCGAGCAGGGTCGTTATCCGTAAATCATTCACCTCCAGTTTGCCGTTTTTGTCTTTATCGCAACTGATAAGAATTAGTGTGGTACGATTACACCAATTTTTGTACACGGCGTAGGTAATTCCAAACTTGGTGGCGCCTCCTTTATCATATTGAACCATGACAAAGTAATATCCTTCAGCTTGAATCAATCGAGGAAAATACAGGTCAAAAACAGAGGCAAAGCCATTGAGATTTAATAATAAAACTAGGGAGAACAGGGCAATAAGTTTTTTAAACATGGTGTAGAAAAATTTACTATTTCATCCTAAAAATTGATTTATACTTGCTGTTGTCGGGTAGTCGCCCACGTTCTGGCTTGTACGCTGCTTGATTAGCAAAATCGCTGAAGGTTGCCACATTCTTCGATAAAAAGCCTATCAAATCATTGTACGCCCCATCGGTTCGGTTTTGAATACCCCGTTTGTATTCTGCCCAAAGTTTCTCATCTGGTGCTTTGGTGTTGTTGATACCATCAAACTCACTCAAGACTCTCAAAGACCCATTGCCGAGCTGTACCACATTCAAAAAAAGTAAGGCTTCTTCATACGCTGCCCAAGCTATATACTGCTTGAGTAATCGACAAGCATTGACCAGTACCTCATCGGTGGCGTTGTTGATATGCGCTTGTTTGATTTGTGTTAAAGTAGCCATCCCAATTACTGGTAAAACCTTGGATACCTCAGCCCAAACAAAGTAGCGGTTGATACTAACGAACATCCTATACGAACCACCTACCAAGGGCAAAACATCAGTAAGATGGGTGGCGGTTGGAAACCAAACACTTTTGAGCGATATGCCGTAGGGAGTAGCCCAAAAAGCTTGGTAGGTGGTCTTATTCTTGAATAGCTCCAGTAAAACTGATTCCAGTGCATTAGAGGCGTTTTCAATCGTTTCTCGCTGGCGTTTTTCAAGTACTCCAATTCGCAAAGGTTTGGTGCTATCGGATTCGGTTTCTTGTAAACCGTTGTCGCTATCCAAGCCGATGGAATAGGGCAAATACTTGTGATAGGCATAAAATGCCAAAGCTCTGCTGACAAGCGGTAATATTGGGTTGTTTACCTCACTGTTGAGGGCTTGTGCTTCTAAAATTGCCCAGTATTCAGCTCCCAAAGCTTTGACCAAGTAATCTTGTTGCGCCAGCTCAAGGTAAGGTTTTAAAGAATCAAAGGTGAAATCAGAGGAAATGGCTCTTCCTAAAAATGCCCTCATTTCCTGTGTGGATTTGATTAGCATGATTAGAATAGTTTATCGAAGAACCCACCAAATAATAATAAGATAAGGTCAATTCCAAAGTAGACGCAAGTACCCATAATAACACCAGCCGCATTGATTACGGAAATGTCACCACGTTTTACCTGTACTCGTGTTCCTATCCAAATGACCGTAAGGATTATAATTCTTAATACAATCCAAATAATTTGCGCTACCATATTAAGAGGCGTTTGAGGTGGTTTTCTGCGTTCCTGTTGGGTTTACGTCCAAGGTTTGCAGAATGATATTTTTATAAGCAAAAACTACATTGTTGGGTAATTCCAACACAGGTTTGATTTTGCGGTTGAGCACTCGAAGAATCATTTGACGTTCACGTGGGGTTCGGTACTGTTGTTGGAACTCAGCCGAAACACGAAGTTCAGAGCCTGAGCCACCCATTACCTTACCATTGGAAACCCCTGCAATGTTGGAGAGTATTGATGAGGCGTTAGAAATCGCTAACATCACAATCTCATACAGCTTCAGATATTCGTCACCTTTGATGCCACGTTCTACGGGAACAATCTCGATGTACGGGGTTAACTTTCCATCGGGACCCACGGCACATTCATCGGCAAGCATTCGATTTGAGCCTTGTTCTCCACTTAAAAGCGAATCTACATTTTCCCAAAACTCCTCTCTGAAGGCATCTTCACCACCTTCATATTCAGCACCGAACTTGCTAAAGTACTCACTAGCAACACGAACGATATTGGCAGCATTGTACTGGGTATCGAGTCCATTGATATGAAAATCCCAAAGACGATTCGCAATGGAAATGGCTTTTTGGACTGGCCACCAAGTCGCATAGCTGTAATAAAATTGTCCCGTCTGTGTTCGCTTCACGTGCATGATATACTCACCTTGTTTGCTCAAGTCAGTATCCAACTTGAGGGAAGGCGTAACGATAATATCCTTTTGTGAATTACTAGCCCATTCACCACTAATCAGATAATTTTGGACAGCTCCCAATTTGAGTTCCTTGTCTGCCCGACACAAAAGCGGGTCAATGGCAGTGATTAACGGGACTTTATCCTTTTCAATGCTCACATTAGTAAATAGGTTTGCCGTATCTACTATATGGCATCCAGCCGATTCGTTGAACTCGCTTAGGTCGTTTTTCTGGATAAAGTCATGGAGTTTTTTATATTTCTCCGTCTCAATCGGGGTTAAAATCTCCGTTCCCTTATCAAAAGTTTGCTCGAAAACTCCAATACCTGCACCAAAAAGAAAGTCCTTTCTAGCTTCCAGTAGGTTTATTAAGTCGCTATTTGAGGCAAGCAAGTCCATCATTTCATTGGGCTTTTTGTTGTTCATTCCCCAGGGAAATATCTGATAGCTTTTCTCGCCAACCTTAACGTTTTTCTTTACTTGAGTTGAGCCATTGCCAACGTTGGAATCCGAACGAGTTCCAACATTGACAGAAGCTTTTGTTTCATGGGCGCCAAAGTAAGCTTTCCCGACTGAATTTATCATAGGTGTACAACTAAAAACGATGGTCAATAAACTCGCCATTGAAGGCTATAATGCCACAGGCATGAATTTCGAATTTTCCGTCAGTGGGATGCCACAAATACAATTTCCCTGCTACACGGTTTTCATGTTTGATAGAGCTTAAATCTCTTTTACTCTCAGGGTTTGGATTTGAGGGTCTTCTACTACAGCCCTTCTTTTCTCCAAATGTTCCATCGACTTTGGTATAAATCAAATCGAAAGTGTCTGGGAAGCCTGAGCCTTTTCCAGCCATTTGGTACTGGTGATAAGCATCTTTGAAATACATACTAATGCCGTTTTGATGATTCAAAGTTGGGATTTGAATCAAAAAAATCATAGGACAAAACTTTTAGGGGCGAAATAGGGGAGGATTTGAGCGGAATTCTACTCTACAAAAGGGTGATAAGCTTGATAGTCAGAAGGTTAGCCCCGTGTATGGGGCTAAAAATTCTACTCTTTTCACAATTCCATGCTCGCACAGGGACAAAATGGCGTGCGCCAAAAAGATTTTTGGGAATATATGAAACCTGTAACTGGGTAACGCCAAAAAATTTAGCTTGCCTTCTTGAATAGGAAGGGTCTGGCTTTGGCGCTGATATAAGAAAGATATTTTGAGAACTTTCTAAACATAATATAATCGAATGTATCGCTTAAGTGTGTGGCGAACTCTTGAGGAATGTCTTTCTTTTCAGAGCTTTTATCTTTCTCAAAGTTGTCTCCAACAATTGGCGCATCTTGTAAAGACATAACCATAGCTTTAGCAGACCAGCCATTAATAAGGATAGTAGGTACCTTTGCTATAGTACCCTTGAGTATCTCATTAACTAGCTTATAGCGTATGTTGTAGGGTGGGTACCCTGTTTGTACCTCATCAAATATCACCCATTTATCCTTACGAAAGGCCGTTTTTATATCCTCAAAATAGGGCTTTCTATTAGCATCTTTTTTAGAGCCGCCATTATCACCATATAAAACAACCCGCTTATTATTGTGATTTTTGTACCTCGTAATTAGGTCTTGAGTAAGCTTGTTTACTAAGAGTCCGTCTGGAGCTTCCTTTACCCAAAGCACATCAATACACTTAAATTCATTGCCGAAATCTTGCCAAATAGAGACTGAAGTAAATTTAGCGTTAAAGTCCCAGCTAATTTCCAGAGGTCTATTGGGGTCATAATCGAGCCTTTCATAGTCCATGTAAACGTGTCTGTCCGAAAAGGCGGAATAAAAAGAGTTTGGGTTTTTGGTTCTTCTTTTATTCAAAATCTCCACATCAAAACTGAGTGGATCCAAAACCTCTCTTTGGTCTTCGATGTAATTCCCTGGTAAAAACATGAGATTGTCATACGCTGAACCCTGCATATAGTGATACTTATGCGGTTTTTGTTGAGCCAAATCTTCAGTTTTATAAATCCATCTTCCTTCGGCGAGCCATGGAGCAGAAGTAAAATCAATAATTGCCCAGTGAAGTGGATGGTTAAAACCTTTTCTTCCTGGTCTTGTATCTTGGTATGCGTATTTGTTTGCCCTTACTGTTGGACGTAAGATTTTATTAAAGATTTCCTCTTTGATGGTAGCTGATTCATCAATAAATAACTGGTCAAGGCTTGTACCTCTTTTGGCTTGAATTTGCCCTACAGATAAAAAATCGACAGTATATCCATTGGCAAAACAAATACAGTTATCATATTTTCGAAGAGGATATTTGGCTTTTTGCCAATGCTCTGGAGGACGTTGATTGACGGTGTAGCAACCAGTACCTGTCTTTGAATTGTACTCTTCGTATCCCCAAGCCTTGAATACTTCTGCCGATTGACTCAGGATGATATCAGAAACTTGACGCAGGGTTAACCCAACTAAACCAGCTCGTGCGCCTGGTAGCTCACTGGCAGATAAGGCAATAATATGACAGAGTAGATGGCTTTTTCCAAATCCACGACCGCATTGAGCGGTGGCACGCCAGCCACCAGTGAAACCCCAACCTCGTGGGTCTTTTGGGTCGGGTGTGTCTGCAAGGTTGTTGAGAAAGGCTTCCAGAAAGTCCGCTTGTTTGTTATTTAGCAGGATTTCGGACGTATTACTCAAGTTCGATTGTGTCTGCATTTTCTTCTGGTGTAGATTGATAGTTGTTGTTTACCGTTACTCGATTGAACACAATTTGGCGTTTTGGCATCAAATCGGCTGGGTTGAGCTGTGGTTGATCTGTGTAAACATTGGATAGTTTACCGATTTCTTTTACCGAAGCAATTACCGCATGGGCGTCGCGTTCTTTGATGGCAAGACTCATAGCGATATAGAGATTTTCCACCAAAATACGCTTGGTGCCTTCTTTGTCTATTTCCTCAACACGTCCATAGAGTTCCGTTGCTTCTTGAAGGATTCTAGCCGCTTGGGCATACTGAGTACCCTCATCTTGCATGAGCATCTGTTTTACGTGTTGAGGTGAAAAGCCTTTACAACGCCAACTAAAGGCCTTACGGTATTTTTCGAGCATGGTTTGCTCCGAAGGAGAGAGCTTGCCTCTACCTAATAGGTAATCTTTGTACTTGTCTAGCTTATCTTGAGTTTTAGCCAGGCTCTGTTCTTTTTTCTGAAGTTCTTCCATAGGTGTAATAAAAAAGTCCGCCATAAATGTATGACGGACTTTTTCACTTGAAAAGGATAATTCTAGAATTCAAAATTGATGCTACTTATTATCAAAAGATTCGGGTCTCTAACATCTCTAAACCATTTAACATTAACCTTCATAATGTCGATGTTAAAGTTCACTTCCCTATCCTTACATTGAAATTCTCCATAATCTACTTTAGAATTGATTAGGGTTTGATGGAAGCCTAATAAAATTAAATTCAAATTCTGAATTGGTATTGAAAAAATTTGCTCATTGCCCTCACTCAATCTGAAGCACGCTTGAAACGTTTCACCGCTAATTATTTTGACTGGTATTTGTATCTGATACGGATACCCAAACTTGGTCTGAAAAAGTGGTAAGTTTACATATCTCACCTCAGAGGCTACTGTAGAAAAGAAAGAATTTGAGTAATCGTTCGAGGGGTAAACATCAAAAAAATCAGCAATTTTATCTTGACTAATCTCTGTCAGAACTTTCTGTATTGCAACATTAATCTTAGAGAATTTGTCGCTGCTGGTGGCAATTAAATCAATTTGGTGATCATAAAAACTAAATCTATCCATTTTTAGTTGTTGGATAAGTTATCTAAAATCAAGATTGGCAAAGTAATTAGCCAATCTTGACAAAACCTTTTTTAGAGGTCAGTTTTGTAACACTTGTAGTCTAACACAAAGTTCAGATTTTTCAAAATAATTTTAACCCACCACCTTTACTCTCAATGGCATCCTTTGCTAAGTCTCGATAGGCTTCTTCGCATAGCTGGGGTTCGTGGGGTTTTAGTTGAGTACCTTCTTCGAAGAAGTGACCGAAGCCTCGCCCTAATCTTCTGCCTCGTTCGGTGTGTTTGTCCAGGGCGACGTCTGGGACTTGGATTCTTCTGAAGGGATGTGTGAGCCATGCCCAAATCAATGCCCAATCTATCAATCTACTCTTTTTGGCTCGACAGAGCTTGATTACCGCATGGGTTAGGAACAGCCTTTGGGGTTCGTTCTTATCGTCTTTCTTTTTAGCTTGTTCGCGATACATTTCGTATAAAGCCCAAATCTCTGAAGATATATGAGGTTCGGCGAGTCCTATATCTTCGCTTGACATTATCCGAAGACGCTTAAAGCACCATTCGCCGTAACCGCTATCGTAGAGCTCCACTGCCCAGAATAGTGCTTCACGTTCCAAACCTCTTCTTATACATTTTTGGAGGGCAGATATTACCTCACTGCCCTCATAGCCTTTCTTGGTTGTTATTTTATGTTGACTCATACTGTTGCAATCTTAATTAGGGCATGACCACCCTCTAATTTTTCAAATGAAATGTTGACTGTTTCGCCGATTTTGAAGCCTGCCTCTCTGAGATATTCGCCCGATATCACAATCTTGGGCACTCTAGTTTCTTTCCAACGGCTTCGTACATATCGCCTAGAAATTTTGATATTTCTAGCTTTTTGGTTTAAATTTGAGCTGTTCATTATTGTAATGTATTTTACAGTAATTAAAAGCCCAAGCTCGTCCCTTGGGCTTTTTGATTTTAGAATAGTGTTGTTTGTTCGTCCTTTTTAAAAAGTGGCAAATCGCTGGTACGTTTCTGCTCTGATTTGCGCTTGGTTACTTTTACTTGATAATTACCTACAAGCTCCAAGAATTGCTTTTGCTCTGCTGGTGACATTTTTTCGAAATCTCTACGCTTCATCATTTTCTACCTCCTTTCATTGATTTGTAAACTTGAGATTCGGTAAGTAGATTTTTGGCGATTTGCCAACTTACTTTTAAGGAGAGCGAAAAGCTGATTAGCCCATCTCTAAATAGTTTCCAAGCTCGCTTCATTAGCTTCTGGAAGTCGTACGTCTTACTGTCTTTTTTGTTCATTATTGTATTGATTATCAGTTAATTATATTGTTTTAACTGATGTAAATTTCTCCCGACAGAACGGATATAAAAAGCGTTTTGCCATTTATTTTTAAAATAAAATGCTGATTTTCAGGGGTTTAGAAAAGGCTCATTTGCCCATTGTTCAAAACCTTCGCTTCGGTTTTCGCTGGTACAAATTCGCCTCTAGGTGCTGCCTTGGTTTGGGCTTTAGTTGGTTTTACATAAAAGTAACTATCCTCGAATTTTTCAATTTTTATCAAGGTTGGATGCCCTATGCTGTTGAGGTAGGTATTGATTTTGTAGCCGAAGCGCCATTCGTAGGCAATAGAATCCATACACGAAACTTCACCCACACAACCATGTACTAGCATATTGATTGCCGACATTTTAGTACAAATAGGGTCGATGTCTGCACCGAATTGAAAATTCCCTGGAGCTTTAGCGTGTGAAGCAATCAGCATCCTTCCTGAGCCACAACATGGATCCAGTACTTTTTTTCCTTGCCCTTTGGAATGGGTTTGTTCGAACATTACCATTAAATCCACAATAGAGGGTGGTGTAAAGAATTGCCCCATTGCTGAGGACTTCCATCGGCTCGCTATGGTTTCATAAATGATGCCCAGGGTATCGTACCAGTCCGTATCAGAATGAATACAACCATATTGGCAGGACATATAGGCCTGAAGTAGCTCTTTGAATAGTTTATATTCTGCACCGTATTTCTTTTGTAAGCGGTTAGCCAGTTCTTTGTCGCCAGTGGTGAGAAAACAGGCTATGGTAAAATCTAAAAAATCACTGAAAACTTCGTTGTAGCTACTGTGACGGTAGGCAATCTTGTCGAGTATTTCCGCAAACTCCTTGAGTTCTTTAGGAACGTCTTGAATTAGGCTCATGGGCAATAAAAAAGCCCCTCAGTCGAGGGGCTTTGGTCTTAAAATGGTACGTCTTCGGTTTGGTTGGTTTGTGTGAAAGTGTTGGCTTTAATCAGGTGTTCTGCGTAGTAGTCTTTTAGCGCAAAGGATGTGAGTTCTTTAAAGCGATTTTCTAGGGCTCTAACTTTCTGTGCCGCTGGTGAGCTGTAGGCGTTACGACGATAGGTTCTGACAAACTCCAATACATCATCGATGGTGATTTCAAACTCGTACAGATGGTTCATTTCTTGGATTTGAACATCGAGATTTAAACCTTCTTTATTGAACCATGACTTTGATACATCGGTTAACCAATTTTTGTCGCCCCAACGTTCGAAATCAGTTTTTGGAAATGGTTTTAAATACTCGTTCATAACGCTGTTTTTATCGAGCCAAGCATTTTCCTCAGTTTTGGCAGACTGCCAGAGCTGGGCAATTTCAAGAGGGTTTTGAGAATGTTCGAACAAATAATCCGCTAATTGTTCCTGTGACATTAAATCACTGATTTCGGTAGTAAGGTAGGAGAGGTGCGAAACGGAGTAGATATTCATGGTAGCGCAAATCAATTTATCGAGGGTATTGATGTGCATTTTGCGTCCTACCTGTGTGGCCCAGGCTTTGTATTCCGCTTCAGTTTTTCCAGTGTTTTGGATGTAGCGCTCAAGGTTAGTTTGAACCTTTGATTTGTCTTTGATTTCCGTCGTCTGAGTGTTCATTGTTGTGTGATTTTACAGTTAATTATTTGATTTATTGTACTGTAAAAATCTCCCGACAGAACGGATTACAGAAAAAAAAAGCCTGCTAATATGGCAGGCTGAGGCAGTTATTTTGGCAAGTAATAAGAGGTTTATACGCTTTGATAAATTATATTATTCTGGATTTTCTTCTACACTAGAATTTTCTTCATAGTCTTCCTCTACATATCCTTTTAGTTTCAGTCTAACCTTTAAATCTTCAAATTCCTCAAAAGTTTCAGGTTCTTCAACGGTCAATACATCATACATCACTGTTGGGTCTGCTTTGTGCATGATTCTATTATTTAAAGCAATAACCGCATACGCTAATAGTCTCTCTCGCTTGGTTCTGCATCTAGCTAAAAGGTCAGAGTCTTCTTCCATATCATCAATATAAAGTAATAGGTACTCCTCAAAATTAGCTTTTCTTCTTTGTAGAATTTCAATTGTTCTGATGTGGGCAATCCCCATTGATGCCATCTCCTCTGGTGTCATAAATTATAAATCAATTTTTAGTAATAAATTATTAGAACGGTAATTTTAAACTCTTTTGATATTCATGTCCTTTCCCAGGACTTTTTCTTAAAGTAACTATTTCTTTTCCAAAAACCCTCTGTAAGTACTCGAAATCCTTTTTTTCGGCATCTATGTTCCTAAATTCTGCCAAACCACCTCTATTGATAAAGGTATCTTGTTGGGCAAAATAAAAACGGTTATCCTTATATGCCCCACGATGGTAGTAGGCATTGAGACAGGAGATCCAATAATCTTCGTTACAGATGATATCAGGATTGTACCAAAGTTTTGAGCCACTTAACACGCCATGCGCACAACCCGTAAAATAGCCTTTGAGCTGTATCGGATTAAACGGGTCAAAGGCGATAGGGCTTGGAGCGTTGGAAAACCCAAACAAATAGAACCCAGCTTCTCGACAAGCTTGGGCAGTAATTTGAATAATATCGTAAGCTGTTTCAGGCGCTACGTTGATTTTCTCACCCTTTTCACTGTACACTCTACGCATGGCCTTTATATCATCATCAAGCATAAATACGCTGCCAAAGTGTTTGATAATCCAGTCTCGTTTGAGTGCCAAACCCTTAACCGAATCGGGATGGGTAACTATTTCGGTGTTGGGGTGGTGTTCTTGATAGAGCTCTTTTTGAGATTCCTCTACGCACAAAATCGTATTGGACACAGCCTTGTGAGTCAATACACGTTCCCAGCGTTTGTGGGAGGGGATAACCACTTTTACTTCCATAGCTCAATGACTTTTTTAGCGTCCAACACATGACTTACCCCAACGTTTGAGCTTTTATAGCATTTCATCCTATCAATACCGAAACGTTCCGCCAAAAAGTTTTCATCGATTTCGTTGGTACAGACAATCACAAAAGCGGTGTACTTTTCTGACATTTTCTGCACGATGGGAAGTTCAGGTTTTGAATCAACAGTTGCTTCTTTCTCGTGAATCTTGGCGATGGCATCGAGTTGGATACCGTAGTCCTCCAGCTCCACTACTTCAGCAAAATGCTCCGCTAGCATTTCGCCAACAAAATCACCCTTCAGGGCATTCGAAATAATGTTATATTCTTTATACTCTTGTTCGGTGAGCTTTCGGTTTGGTTTACGAACGTCTGCCAGCTCGTCGCCGAAGCCAGTGGCTATCTTTACTGAGTGACGCTGGTGACCAGCAATAATCATATTATCGAAATCCAGTACGGGAATTTCGACATCGCCAAACTTCTCATAGCTTTCACGAAGCTTCTGTTTGGTCTTTACGGACATCTTACGAGGATTATGCTCGTAAGGAATCATATCACGCCAAGCGATACGCTCAACGTGCCATTCTAGTTTTTCAATCATAGGGTAGATTTAATTAATTTGCTTGAAATCAAGAAAGCATTTAAAATGAGTTCTTTTTAATTCTAGTTCAAATATTTGGTTATGTTTATCTCCAGTTATATCTGAGTAATTCAATTCTAATTTTAAAGGATATCTCAATAAAATGGATTCACTTTCGGCAATCTCTCTGTTAAATAAGTATACGTATGCCTCCGGGAGGTCTATTTGAAATATTGATTTAGGATTTAAAAGAGATGTATTTACGCTAAATCCCGTTGAAAGCTGCCATAGATCAGGATAGTATTTTTTTGAGAGCGACTGAATAGCTTCTTTATCAAAATTCCAATTGGCCTGTATTTTGATAGCAGCCCCTAGTCCAATGTTTATTATATCAATTGATATTTCTGCCTCATAAACTCTCCCTTGTTGTAATTTCATTATATCAGTATGAAATATAGGTATAATTACACTTTTCTCAATTTCTGTTCCATCATCATTTTTAATGGAAAAGTTATAGTTCCGTTTATACATTCCGAGTTTAAGTTGCTCTATGAAAAGCATTGGCTTAGACGTAGATTTTCTAGCTAACTCCATCTCCTTAATTTGAACAAATAGGAAGTATAGAGTTAAACTATTTAATATTATACCTATCATGGAAACTACCGTTCCGAATTTTGTAGCATCGAATGTTTGATGAAAATCCAGTTTTTCATTGAACAAAAAAACCGATAAAGTAATAGAGAAAATGATAACTGAAATCAGTACTGGATATCTATTTTTCATAGGATCGTTTCTTAATTACTCATTATAACCAAATTTTCCAACTCCTCCCTACAAATCAAAAGCTGCTTTTGCCATTCAATCATTTTTTGCTCTACTTTATGAAAGCGCACGTGCTTGGTGGGGTCGGCTATCTTTTTTTCAAGTTTAAGGATTTGGTCTCTGATTTGTTTACGCTTTTGTTGGAGTTCAAACCGCTCAAGGTGCTCCGAGCTGCTTTGAACAGGTGCTTGAGGCTCTTGAGGTAAATACCCGTTTCGCTCCAAGAATTTCTTTTTGTCCCATACGTCCTCTACCTGTCTGCGTAAAGTCAAGGCATTTTGCATTAAGCCATACACATTTTGCTTTGGGTCCTGTTGGTAAGCTGCTACCAGTTGGTTACTGGCTATAGCCTGTTCGTCACTAAGCTGCTTGGCTTGTTTGGACAAAGCTGCTTGAGTTTCCTGATAAGACGTACCCACCAACGGAAGCACCTCCAAAGCTGCTTGCTTGGCCGCTTGAGTAATTTGGTTTTGGGCGGTCTGTTCAGATGGATATCCTTGCTTTGCCAATCTCAAGGTATTGAGATGGTCCGTAGCCTGGTCTATTTCGGACTGAGTACAGCGGTTTGCCTTGAATAAAGTTTTTTTGAGATTCAGTGCCAATTCGGCCTGCAAGATTTCGGTGTCAAGATTCATAGTATAGAAAAATCTAAGTCCCTACTCACATGAGCCACCGATAGCCTCTAAAAATTCGGTTATGACTTGGCGATAATATACAGCTTGATGGTCGGTAGTAGGGTCAATTAGGAAGTGCTCAGATACAACGTAGTCGTTTTGGGCTAGATAGGAAATAAGGGCTTCTTGTAGTGTAGATACCGAAACGCCACTATTTTCTAGGTGGTCTTCTAAACTATCGAAATGTTCTGGAGCAGGTATCATAAAAAAGCCGATTGGTCTCTGCTAACATTAGTACCGAAATACCTCCATCACCGTACTTACAACGGCAAGCCAATCGGCAAGACCTTGCCGATTGGAGATATTTCGAAAATGTAAATAATGTTAGCGTTGCAAATATACAAGGTTTCTGTTTTTTACAAACAAAAAAACCTAACAAGCGTATAGCCTATTAGGTTTTGATTTTATGCTTGAGTAGCTGGAGCTTCAGGAGGTGTTGGGTTTTCACCTGTCGGTGGGTCTCCTTCAGGAGCTGTAGCCTCTGGTGCTGGTGGTGTTTCTTCCTGTGCTGGTGTCTCTTCTTGAACTGTAGTTGGTCGCATCGCTTCCAAACGCTGCTTCATTTCTTCCTGAAGCTGTTCTTGTTCTAGCCTTTTTTCTTCAGCTTTTTGCGATTCGATTTCCTCATCGCTCATACCTTCATATACTTTGGTCGATTCCAGATACAGTTTGGTTTGCTTTAATTGGTTCTGAGCCAATGCCAACAACGATACCGCAAACTCTTTTCCATAGACACTCTCCAAGCTTTTTTGGGCTTTGGACACATCTGCCACTGCCTTTTCAATTTCCTTGATATTCATTTTGATAAAGTGTTAATAGGGTGGGATACCCCGAATAGACAACGATTTACTAAGCTTCCTTAATATACTGTAGGATGTTTTCATCCTTAGTATTGATAAGACGCTCAGCATCTTCGTCGGTCATTTCTTCAGGGTCCAGAACAATAGATCCGATACTGCTTTCAAACTTGAGCTTGCCCTTTTCGGGCAAGTTGACAAGTTTATATTTTTTTAGAGCCATCTTTTAAAATGCTAAAAGGTTAAACACCTATACTAATACAGGTACGTTGACAGTTGGCCCCAAAATCGGAGGAGCAAGGTTTAAGCCGTCAACTTCCATCTTGAGGGTAAATTCACGCTTGTCGCTACCTTTTAGCCCAGTGGTATGGGTTTCTTTCATCGAAAAACCATCTTCAGAGTGCGCATAAACTACCATTTGGTTGTCTCCATGTTTGGCAATCAACACAAAACGCATATTTAGGTACTTACGGAGAGCCAACCATTGATCTGAGGCATAGCCCGAAACCTTACTTTCGGCCATGTGTTTGTATGATTGGTGTCCCTCGTCACCTTCCTTAGCGTAATCCGCTTTGGCAGTGTTTGCCGTAAACTCTATTTCTGCAAATGCCTTCCCTGGCTTGAGGGGAATCGTTCCGGTTAAATACCCATTGGCATCCACGTCGGATTCTTCTGGCCATGCACGGGTAAAGTCTTCGCAACTAGCTGCCAACCATTTTTTGTTTCCACCGGGATTGGTCTTGTTACAGGGCGAACGCTTGACGGTGGTAAGCGAAAGACAAAAAAGCCATGACGGCGACAGCCCTACGGGACTCGCTTGAGCCATAGCCGACGTAACAGCCCCAACCGCCAAAAGACCCTCGATAGGATTGGCGGTACTCATAAAGTCAAAGCCAAGGGCAAGAGCCATGACACTAAATGCAAAAATTAAAAGCTTTTGTTTCATTGTATGGATTGAATTTGTGGGCTACCCATTCGGTAGCCCTGTGTAGAAAATCGCTTTTCAAGAGGTGCCTTTCGTCCTAGATCCTCTTATTATTTGGAGTTCATCACAATCAGGCGACCATCGGCATAGTCCACGCCGCCTTCGCCGTCCAAGAAAATCTTGATGGCACGGTCTGCCTTTTCGACTTCCATCGATGCCACGTCTTCTGGCGCACCTTCAGGAGCCAAATAAAACAAGTTACCTGATGGAGTCCAAAGGTGCTTGTCTGTACCATTGAACATCGGACGGTATTTGATAGTGGTGTTTGGCAATAATACCAACTTCCAACTGTTACCATCCTTAAATACCACTTGGTTACCCGCCGTAATTGGCAATGCCGCAACCGCATTGACCATCATCGCAAAGTGCTTGAATGGCATGTAATAAGTCGCATTCTCTTCTACATACTCTTGAAGTACCTCAGAATTGACAATAGCATCTACAATCTTTTGGATTTCGGACAAGATATTTGCTTGAGTAATGGTAGCCGCTGCCGTTACCATATTGCTTACTGGAATATCGCCAATACCGCCATTGCCTACAGTCAATACTCCCTTGGTCACTTTAAAGCCTAAACCATCGAACAAGTTTACGCCACCAACGCCACCAGCCGCATTGTACACACCCTTGTATAAGGCATTGGTCATATCGGCACCTGAACGAGCATAGATTCTACCCATGTAGTAGTTCATTGCCTCAAAAGAGTAGATATCCGTTGGATCGGTTGGTTTTTTGTTTGCCAAATATGATTTTGACCAAGCATACAATGTTAATTCGTCCAGTTTCAAATCGGCTTTAAACGGTTTGATTTCACCAATACGGCTACTCAACGAAACAACATCATTGGTGAAATTGGTAGATCCAGTACGCCCAGGTTGTAAGATTGGCGAAACAGTGTCACGAACCAATGGTACTTTGTCTTTGGTCGGGATAACCGTAAAGTCTCCGTTACGTTTTTCGTCGAAACCATTAGACATTTTAAGCCCGAAAATGGTGGTGTAGTCTTTGATATTGCGTTGAAGTTCAACGTGCAAATCACTGATTTTAAATGAAGAAGCCATAAAGCTTATAAAGAATAAAAGGTGAAAAACTATTTTGAAAAGGCTTGCTTGTCAGAATACCACTAATGTTAGACCATGTCTGACATTAGCTCAGGATACGCCTCTGATAAACGATTGATTTCGGCTACACGAGCCGCATCCTTTTCTGCTGTACGACTTACTCTTTGATTGGTAGAAGGTACACCAGTGTTTTCAGTTTGGATGGCTACATTACGAGGACTTTGGGCAGTTCTAAACTCTGTCAGCTCTTTGTTGTCGGCTTTCAAAGTTTGGTTTTCTGTTTTCAAGCTCTTTACCTCAGTTTGTAGGGCTGCCAATTGCTGTGCTATTGTTTCCAAACTCATTTGCTCGGTTGGTTTCGCTGAAGCTTGAGCTTCTGGCGCTACCGTTTGAGTTGTTGGAGCTGTTCCTTGAGGGGCGTTGCCTGTGTGAGCTTCTACGGTAGTGGCAGAGGCTTGAGCATTTCCTTGAGAGCCGTTGGCCTCCAACATTGATTTAACGGTCTGTTCGTCAGCCGTCATTGCACTTTCGATATCCTTGGCCATGCTTTCATGTAGGTTTGGGTTACCTACTAATTTGCCCATAGCCTCACGAAGTTTTTTGAATTGAAAATCCATAGGTATAAAATAGTTAAAAATGAAAATATCCTGGTTAATTGCTATGCTCCACGTTTGTACTGAATACCCAATACATCGGCACGTTTAAGGGCATCCATAAATGGCAGAATCCCATCCACGAAGCCCATCTTAACGGCTTCTTTTCCGTAGAAAATACCACCTCCTGGGTCTTCGGTTAGGCCTGTACGTTTGGCTTGAACTTCACCTAAAAATACCTTACGAGCGTTATCCACCAATTGCTGTTCTTGTTGAAGTGCCTTTTGTTGCATTTCACCCGCAAAAGACTCCAAGCCGTTCAAGGGGTTTTTGTCTTCTGAACCTTTACTACGAATAATCGCATATTTCTCTCCAGCCTTTTCGTTGGCTTCTGATACATCACGATAAATAGACATAATACCGATACTACCCACGGCTGTAAACTCATTTTCGATATAGCATTCTTTACATTGTGACAAATACCAACATGCCGCAGATGCTGCCATATTCGAACCCCAACCAAGGATTGGTTTGGGCGAAGTTCGAATGGTTGCTGCCAAACCTTGAGCACCATTTACCGCACCACCGGGACTGTCTATTCGCAAGAGCATTGAGTTTACCAAGGGATTTCCGTTACAGATATCTATCTGTTGAGCCACCCACTCAGTACCATCCTGATACCAATCCGAATAGCGCTGTGTGGCGCCTCTGATGGTAATCATGGCCACAAGTCCATCTTTGCCCTCGGCAGTCTGTATGCCAAGCCATCCGAGTTCTCGTTGTGTATAATTATTGATTTGAGCAGAGGCAAACATCTTGACTGGCTCTTTGGTGATCTGACGAGTTTCGGTTACCTGCCCAGCCTTGTGAGATTGCAAAAATTGGAGATAAGTAAACGTGTCTATTGCTAGGGGTTGTCCGATTAAATGTAACATAGGTGTAAAACGTAGTACTTTTAAGTTTTCTTCAGGGCGAAATTGTGCCAAATAATCTTTAGTCAAAAGGTTAGAATTTAGATGCTCTCCAAGCCTTTCGACCAAACCACCGTACCATCAAATACATGATATAATGGCGCAAAGTGTTTTTGGGGTCTACCCGATTAGCCAAAAATAGGAACTGTTCGTCCGCAAACTTTCGAGCGGCTTTTTCGCCGACTTCCTTTTGTCGATACTGAAGGTCATACAAAAAATCATGTACCACAGCCGCTCGGTTGTATTTGCCGATGGGCGGAAATGCCGACCACAAACATCTGGGTACACTAGCAAAGTCGGTTACATAACCCGCATTGATAATGAGTTTGGTACCATCGCTCAAGTGTTCCTCCAGTGGTTCATAAAGCTCCCACCAATCTGATTTGTCGGTGGGAGCTTCACGATACTTTACAATCAATGGACTATTCGACATCAGTAACCGAAAGTCTGAAATCTGCCAAACTTCCTTCGAAGCCAAAGCCCTGAAGAGCCTCATTGATAGCCTCTAACAATTCGGCTTGTTTGGTGGCTCTGTATTGTTCAATAAGCAGATACAGCGCAAACGGAATTACCTTAGAACCGTTATCGAAATTTACTGGAGTAGCAAAATTCGCAATGGATTCCTCCAATACAGGTTTACCCGATTTTAAGACTGGAGCACCTGTTTCAGGGTTTAGCTTCGGGACCATCTTGATGTACTTTTCGCAAAGGATTTCAAATTGAATTTCGCAAAACTTTTCGCCCTCATTCTCAAACATATCACGTTTGAGTGAGTAGCGCATGGAAGTCGGAATTACGGGTACTGTGTAAGGTACCGCAATGTTGATGGTGGCACGTTTCATAATAAGTGTTGAATTAAAAGGTATAGAGCTGGCACAATTGGCCAGCTCAAAGATTAGTTTTCGTAGACTGGAGTAATCGCGTAGGTGAGCGTTTTACCCAAGGGCGCCGTAAAGGTCAAAGAATTGTCCGTATTCTCAATACAAATTGTTGCCGGCTGAGAAATGATAGAACAGGAAGTGCTGTCGATTATTTCAAATGTAAATGGATATGGCCGACGTATATTTCTAGTAATGTTCGATCCTGTGCCATCAATACTAAACTCTTGCTTTAATGTAGTTTGATTTAACATATTAAATGTCCAGAAAGCAAGATCGTTTATAGCCGAGGTTGATACTAGAGCCTCGCCAGTATCTTTTACAATTGAGTTTTTATTTGTTAGAATTTGTAATTCTAAATCTGGAAGCTCATTAGCATATATTATAATTCTCTTTATTGTTCCATTCAAATTATTTGCACCTCCGGCTCCACAACCAATATAAATATCTTCTGATGAGGTATTATTTATCACACTATCCATATTCTGATTATTGGTAGCATATACGGTTCCACCGTTCGCTACAATTCTCCTTTTAATCAAAGAGGCTGAATACGCAAAACTTGAGTTTATTTCTACTGGAAGTGTGGATATACTAGTAATACTATCATATGCTGATATTTTAGTATTGACATCGTATGATATGTAGGTTGCTTGAGAATGAGCAACTACTCGATTGTAACCATTCTGTGTTCTTTCCCAAGCACCCCTTGTTACTCCTAACGCAACTACAGTATGAGCATTTTTAGGAAACTCAGAGTTTTTTATTGATAGAATATCAGAGTCTCTTTGTTGAGTTGAACCATTAGTAGGGATGTAGGAAGTTAAGGTCTTTCCATTTTCAATTTGTAACCCCCATATATACATGGCATTATCATAGTTTGAATCAGATCCATAACCTCCAACAAAAACAGTACTTTTTAGAATTTTGGTTGATGACTTTTCTACACAAACCCAAGGTCTTAGCCAACCATTAGCATGTTCTTCAAAGCCATAAGAAACAGCAAAGTTTAAATTGCCTGAAAATGTTCTAGTCAAAATATCAAAAGCTATGTTACCTCCTGCTCCGTTAGTACCTCCAACACCTTCAAAAATAATATTTGCTTGACTGGAATTAGCAGCCTTAACAAAAAGTGAACGTACGTAAAAACCTTCAGGAAGAGTAGCATATACGGGCACAAAACTAGAACTCGTATTTGTTTTTTTTGAAATTAATACAGCAGAAAGTGTTTTGTCTGGCGCTAGTTGATCGACTACTTTATTAATAAGTGACGTATTTTCACCAATTAAAACTGTAGAATTTAGAATAAAATTAGTTCTGTATTCCTCTGTTAAATAACCTAGACACTCCCTAGTTATTGGATCATAAGTGAATCTAGGTTGATTTTTCTTTACGTATCTAACATTGCCATACTTGTCAATGTAGGATGCAATTGTATTTCTAATAAAATTCGTACTTGTAGCTGTTTTTCTCGCTCTTGCAAAATTATAATTATGAATTGGCAATAGACTAGCTCTGTTGAACTGAGTTGAAATATTTTCTGTGGAAAATTTCACTTCATTCAAGGTTTTCCCTACCGTATTAGCAGGATAGTCCGTTTTAGCTGGATTATGAGTGATTTCCTCCGAGGCATAGGCATGAATCAAGGAAGGATCGATCTGACTAGGAGCATACGAATCGCCAACGGTTGTGTACGTAGTGTATAAGAAGTCCCGAAGCTCGTCTTCGGTATTGTAGATTTGGACAAGGGTTTCTTGAGATAGATTATTACTCAAGATAATCCCATTGTAGGAGTTGCTAGATTGTACAGCGATTTTGCCGTTATATTCGGGTTTTACCCGTACTACCATTGCCATAGGTGTATAAAAATTTATAAGGTGACAAACTGAGAATTGACAGTAAAAAGAGAAATCCCATCTGTATAATACGATGGAGCTGGAGTGAGTGTAGAAAACTGCACTTGCCAGGTGTTGGTAGATTCTTTATTGATGCCTACCAATTTTAAAGGCTGTTTGAGGGTACCTATTACTTTACACGTGCCGTTTTTGTCTTTTATCAGTGCTATGAGCTTTTTACCTCTGTATGAGTTTATAGCTATTGTCTGTTCTGTTGAATCACGAGGTACTTCAATATCAATCGTTCCTCTAAAAGCCTCCCCATGTTCGTTGGTTTCGGATGGTTCGGAGTACATCCCATTCACAAAAGGAATGCTCACAACATCGTTTGCACTGGTGACTTCAATACCTCCCAAGGGAATACACCATAAGTCTTTGTTTACCTTGATTCCACGAACCCTATCAACAAGAATAAGCCTGAGCTGTCGGAGCCCAGACGCATTACTTTTGCCATTGATAGACTTGGTGCCAATAAGTGCATTCATGGCTCAAATCTATGTTCAAAAAACCGAAAATGTTAGGATAGAAATAGAGGATCTACAAACACCAAAAAGCCCCCATACATGATGTACGAGGGCTTTTTGGTAAGTTAATTTAGTGGATTATAAATGACAATATACCTAATTCATTGAATAGGTCTGAAACCTAATGAAAACTACCCCAACTTTTTTTCCAATTTTCTTCGCTGGTAGGATTGGTGATTGCGCCACATTTGGCGTAAACGTTCGGCAATTTTGCCATCGTCTTCGATAGCATACTTATCCATAAAGTTTTCGACGGCGTTGTAGTCACTTACGCCAAGCTCCACAAAAACTTCACAGTGCGCCAAAAATATCTCTCTGAAATGAAATTCCAAAGCTTGTACAAATAATAATACTTTGGCTGGGTGTAAAAAATGATTCTTGAGCGAGTCGGGTAGTAGTAGTGTTACCAGTGTACCTTCGTCGTGTTCGGTTCTGGGCAAGCTATGAACATAACCAATCTTCTGACAGCCTAGCTCGGTGAGTTTTCCCAAGAAACTTCTACGAGTCAGGTCAATTACAGACGTATCGTCACCATAGCGGCTTATCACAAACTTTCTTACATGAGGTTCCTTGATACTTATTTTGGTTTTGAGCATCTGATTAATTGTGATTTTGTACTTTTCTAATAAATTCGGAGGATGCGATTGGCATTTCGGGTATTTTGAATCCCTAGGGTAGAGTTGAGTTTCAATGCAAAATCGCTGTGTTTTTGTAACCGTGTGTAACTCTACTGATTATCAGGATTTTATCACAATTTATATAGCTGTAACCACTTTTCCAAATTTGTAACCAGTTTGTAACTTGTTGTAATCAGCCTTTTTCTTTCTTATTTGGTTACAAACTATTTGTAACTTTTCTACAAACTTTAGAATAAAAGATAATTAGAATATATTAATATAAATAAATGATAGTCAGGAAGTTACAAGTTTTTAAAATTAAACGGTTACAAAGTTACAAGGATACTCAATTTTTATGAATAAACCCTAAGAGAGTCAGAGAGAGAAGGGGACGCCAACTCAAGACGGAGAGAAATGTATTAAAAAGCGGATTGTATTTTTGTATAATATTTATATGGTAGATTAACTAGAGTAGTGTATCGCATAAAATACCTAACCACCTACATAAAAATACCCCTGCTGAGGTTATCAGCAGGGGTAGTAGGGGAATGGTTAGCCTAATGTTATTCACTTATGACTCTAGGCTCATCTTTGCCAGTGCTTATGCGAACTCCATGTTCATTAGAGTAAAAGACATTCACATTAATACTTTTGAGGCTCCCATCCTTATTTAGTAGTTCTTGATACATGATTCTATTATCGGCTATTTGGGTTCCTTCACATCCAATAGTGATATCATTCAAGTAACCTTTCGAGCCATTAAAGCTCACTGAAAATTTATTTCCTGTTGCCTTATACCCCATGGTCACAATGGCATTTACAACAGCCAAGCTTTGAATCATCGGTAGCTTAAATTTTATTAATAATTGCTCTTTCATGATATTCTGAGGTTTTATTCAAACGATGGGGGGTGTCTACAATCTCAAAGCCGACTTCATTAATCTCCAATAACCCTGGTCGAGTGGCTAAGTGTTGCTTCACACTTGGAAAGGCTTTTTCTGCCTCATTAGCATTACCTTCAAAAATATCTAATAATGCCTCCTTTACTTTTTCAAAGAATATCGTTTCGTCTACATGCTCCTTGTTTAAGACAGTCCTCATAGGACCTACATTTGACATTTTACAAACAATATATGTTTTCATTTTCTAGCTGTTTAAATACGATTTATAGATGGTTTCTTTACTGACGTGTATCAAGGCTTCATCCTCAACTTGAGCTTTGAATATCTCAAACGGTATGTATTTGCTCTGGTCTTTGCCGTACTCCCAGAGGTCTACATAAAACCCCTGGGCGCTCTCAAGGAAGTCTATCCCTATCAGCAAAAATATTCGGTGGCCTTTTTGGTCTCTCCACCAAGTACCACGTCTAAATTGTGCTGCCGTTATATCCATAGGTAGTAAATGATTGAGCCCCAAATCAGAATGGACAATAGTATAATTACTCTCCAGCACCATTTACTTACTATTAGATCTCTTTTTGTCTTCATCTTTTTTACGGTGTTTTGATGAGTTCAAATGCCCCGCCCAGCTTTGTGGTGTATGAAAAGTTTTGCCACAGCAGGTTTTGGCCTTAAAAGTATATTTCTCCAAGTGTTCTGGCGTTTTTGGCTCATAGATCGGCTCTGGTGGTATATGTCCCAAATCCTGCTTTATTTCTCTGACAATGCCCTCAGCTTGGGTTAGCATCAACAACAATACAGACTTTCGGTAAGAAGTGGTCTGGAGCTCGTCAAGGTACTTCTGAAGAAACTTGACTCTAGCAGGTAGGTTATTCGTCATTGGCTAGTATCGGACAAAGTTGATATCCACGTTCCCATAATTCAGCCAATACCTTTTGTACTTTTTTCTGGCTTACTTCTTCTATCTCTTCGAAGTTTTCCATCAATACGTCTGCCATATCGTCCTCGATGTTTGGCAATAGATTGTAATGCTCTCTGAGTTTTTTTCTTTCGTCTTGTGTCATTTTCTTAACTTTGGTTTGGTTAATACTTATTAATCAGGGTGGCCATGCTGTGGAGCTTTGTCCGGCAAGATTTCGACTCCTCAGCTTTGGCCACTTATTCTAATCATACTGTACTAGAATGGTAAGCTCTTTTTCTCCGGTAGTCCTCGGCCTGTAATATCGGTACCAGGTGTTTGTATATAGAAATGTTCTATTGACTGCGGTTTTGCCAATTCTATGGTTGACCAGGACTTTATCTTATTATCATATACCTCTCTGGTAGCACACTTGATATTAATTCTTCTATCTTCCTGGATATGTTTGGCATCGAGTGGGTTCAATGTCCAATTTTTCATTCTACAGTACATCACTAGCTTGTCTTTGAAGGTGGCCGCTGTGATATCACTGCTTACTTCCATTTTATAAGTTTCAAAGATTTTATATCTTGGTATATAGCAGTTAAGCGTTTCGTTATCCTCCTGAAAGTACATATTAGCCCATTGTAAGAAGTTAGGCCCCAATTTGTTTCGGTAGGTATTAGCCATGATTTCAGACATAGGAGGCTCTACTTTACCATACTCCATAAATGCCTGAATACATTGTGCTGCCATATTCATAAAGGCATTCCATTCGTCACGGTTAAAATGCTGGAAAAGGCTTTTTCCAAACTCATCTATAGGTCTACGGACTTCCCTATACTCGCCAGTACTGTTGTAGTGGTAGTAATCCGAAAACGCCAAAAACCATAATCGACGAAGTGTACTATCGTCTGAGTCCATCGGTGGAAAATTGCTTGAGATATGGAGCTTTGGCGTATCCTTAAACATCAAGTTGTACGACTTGGTACCCTTGGGGTTTACCTTCATAAAGGTGGTAACAAGGGCGAAGAAAAACGGGAAATCCAAGTACTTGGCACCATCATCTACCAAGAGGTAATCGGTATGCTCCGTTACATTTTCATAGATATGTCGGTTTTTAGTTAGGTCTTTTTCCCGTCCATCGAGGGTTTCGTATTGCATCAGGTGCATAAGGCTTTTACCGAAAATAGATTTACCAGTACCACCCTGCGATTTTTCGGAATCACGCATGACATAATCCAAACTCCACACACAATAGGTATTGGCATCATCCTTTTCACGATGCAAAAAATACCCGTAAGCGCAAAGCTTGGCTATGAGGTGCTGCATCTGTTCCTTTTGCTGTTCGGGTTTTAATAATGGACCAGCTATTGAGAATTGGTGCTTTTTACGATAGGCTTCTTTGTCCAAGCCTGAGCGGTCAAGATTATCCTCCAGCTCGTTGCGCCAGTAGATTCTTGAGGTATTAATCAAGAAGTTTAAGAAAGGGTTATCGTTTCGCAAAATGTCGATTACCAAGTCTCCTTCTTCGTCTTTACGGATTTTAAAGTAGGGTTCAGTACGTTTTACCTCCAGTTCCAAATCGTTACCATGTTCGTCAAAACACAAAGGTTTTATTACCTCATTTTCCCAGACATATCTATCAGCTTTTTGGGCTTTGATAACTTCGATATCGTTTTTGGTAACTCGCCAAACCTCATTTTTGAAGAACATAAATTGGGTATTGCGGTCGTGATCCTTAAACTCCAAGGTAATTTTGGGTAGACGACTAAAAGTAGATTCGCTAATATCTTTCGAGCGGATAAAGGCATCCAACAGCTCAGGTTCGGCGTGAATGCTTTCCAAGAAATTATCAATAAACTCCTTGATTTCTTCGACCGTTACCGATTTGACGATATTCTTGTCGATTCTGACATACTGAAACACGCCAGCTCTGGTGGCTATCTGAGCAAAGCCATTACGGTACAAGAAGTTTAATAATACTTTGGGGCGACCGCTGTATTTATAGACCTCTTTACCCTCTACAATTTTGGGTAAACCTTTCGAGTCCAAAGCCTTTACTTTGTTCCAAAACCTAAATGGATAGGATACATTCAAAAGATTACGGAAGTCGTTGGCTCCATAATGGTTTAGGTAATCTCGTACATCCTTGCAGTATTTAGGGCGGTTCTCATCGTCAAACTTGCCAGTTTTGATATGACGTAGGCTATCGGGTAAATAAATCGTATGGATATCCAAATGATACATGGCCAGCTCAAAAGCTTTTGATTTGCCAGTGGCATCTATGTCTGGTAAATTGTACACACGGTGAGCCCATCCCTTCAGCTTTTTGATATCGATATTCCAAGGCTTTACGGTTTCGGAGTTGAACCACACTACCTCAAACCCTAGCGCTGCCACATTGAGGGCATCGCTACCACCACTACACATAATAATATCCTGAAGCTTTACATCATCTTCATCCTCACCATTGGCATAGCGCTGCGCATTGGCGTACATTTTCGCAATACGAGATTCCCCAAACATATAGTTTTGGGGTTTGTCGCCATAGCTTACAAATCTACGAGAAGGGTCACTTTTGAGCGGTTCATAAAACTTTTGCCATGTACCCTCATTGTACATAAAAATAGGATAGGACTCCGTAGAATAGAAAGTATGCACTACCTTCTTGCCCGTTTCCTTATCACGCCCCACAAGGCTCGACGACTCCAATACAAACAAATTATAACGCTCAAGTAGTACCATGGCGTTACGATAGGCAGTATCGTCGGCTTGCTCATCATTTTTGGAATCCTGCTTTTGCAAATAACTCCACACATACTTTGAGAAAAGTATCTTGAGGTGACTCAATAAAGGTTTTTCCTGAACTACCCATGTGCGTTTACCGATTTGATCCTCTTCCTCAGCATCTGTTTTACGGTATTCGGGTCTGGGTTTGGATGTGGCCACACCCAGCGTTTTAGAGGCTATATTGAAGGTTTGTTCTATCCATCTGCATGCACCCCTAAAGTCAAGATTTTGCTCAGTCATTACCAAGTCGATAGGACTATACATCTTATCGCCAAAATCATTTACATAATAATGTTTACGACCTTCGTTGAAATATAAAGTAGCACTTGGGGTGCGTTCGTCTCTAATGCTAAACTTATGGTTCTTTTCCCTGGAAGCTTTTTCAGCTTCAGGGAAAAGTTCTACTATGATATCGAGACCTCCGTTTGTATGTTGATAGTACTCTTCTACTGTGATATAAGACATTTTCAGATAGGGGCTTGTTGTGTTTCAGAAAGTTGCATTAAGTGCTCAAGCATATTTTCGAAGCGTTGTTTATAGTCCAACCATATCTCCAAATCTTCGTCTGCTCCACTAATGCCCCAAGCCTTATCCTTTAGGGTTCTGCCAATACAAGTGTTCAGAAAGTCCAACTTGTTTTTACAAATCTCGATAGCCGCAGGGCAATCGTCTGGCGAGAGCTCCCCCGCCAGATAAAGGCGCAACAATTGATAGCTAGTAGTATGTGAGGTAACAGTCATTGTATTTGGAAATTAAAGCCGATGGTATGGATACGTTGAAAAGAATTACACTGTGGGTTCCAGATTTTTTCGGAGAAAAAGGCATGAGAGTACAGCTCCGAAGGCCAATCGTTAACCGAATTCCAGTAGTTAAATTGTTGATAAACAGTAAATTCACATTCCCAGAATCCACCACCTAGGTGTTTGATATTTACCTCAGACCCCTGCGAAAAGGCCATAAAGGTTCTGGCAAACTCCTGAATCGTCCGTGGAGTTTGCAAAGACGTAGCTTTGTTCAT